GCTGATTTATCTAGAAGAATGGGCGCAGCATTTGGAAGATTACAAGCTGAGCTTGTTCAACCACTTCTTCAACGCGTAGTTTATATCCTTAAAAAGCAGGGCCGTATTGATATACCAACAGTTAATGGAAGAGAGATTAAAGTAAGGTCTGTTTCCCCATTAGCCCAAGCCCAAGCCAATCAGGATATTTCTGTAGTCTCACGTTTCCTTGAGTTAATTGCTTCTAGCTTTGGCCCAGAGATGTTGCAGCTTTTAATTGATGGTGAAGAGACTGCTATTTACTTGGCTAAAAAGTTTGGTGTTCCAGAAAGCTTGATTCGAGATGAGGAACAGCGTAAACAAATTGCACAAGCCGCGCAGCAATTAGCGCAACAACAGGCAATGCAGCAGGGAATGATGCCAGTTGAACAGCAAGGTTAACATTGGGATCGATGGCATTCATCGCAAATCTGAACGTGATGTTGAGATTAGTAAGAATGTTGCTCAGTTATTTTCTACCCCAACAGGACAAGAAGTTTTAAAGTATTTTAGATCTATTACTATTGAAATGGTTAATGGGCCTAATGTTTCTACAGAAGAACTTCGACACATAGAGGGGCAGAGATACCTTGTAGGTTTGATCGAGCAACGCATTGCACACGCAAACAGGAGTAAACAATGAGTGAAGAAGATGCAGCAGTAGAAGCAGCAGCCGAAGACGGTCGTGATTTTGTAACCCAAGAAGATGTTGAAAAAGTAGAACAGACATCTGATAAGCCTGAGTGGTTACCAGAGAAATACAAAACTGGTGAGGATCTAGCTAAAGCTTATAAAGAGCTTGAGTCTAAGCTTGGTGCTAAAGATGAAGATCTTAGGAATCAACTTATAGAAGAAATACAATCAGAAGCTTTTGCTGATAGGCCAGAGACTGCTGGAGATTATCAGCTTCCAGATATTATTAATGAAGAAGAAGCTGTTGATAATGATCTTCTTAGATGGTGGTCAGAACATTCATTTAATAACGGATTTTCTCAGGACGAGTTTGAAGAAGGTATTAAGATATACTCTGAGTCTGTTCTTGGAACTCAACCTAGCTATGAAGAAGAAGTATCAAAGCTTGGCGATAATGCTGATGCAAGAATAGAAGCCGCATCATTATTTGCTAATAAGTTTTTCCCTGACTCAGCGTTACCAGCTATAGAAAAAATGTGTGAAAGTCATGAAGGTATTATTGCTCTCGAAGCTATTATGCAAAATACAAAGGATGGTTCATTTGCTGGAGATACTGCGTCTGCGTCTGAAGTTAATGAAGCTGATCTAAGAAAGATGATGGATGATCCAAAGTATTGGAAAGATCGTGACCCAAACATACACAAACAAGTTGCTGAAGGATTCAAGAGAATCTACAGAAGTTAAAATTTTGCAAAGGGGTGAGTACTATCTTACCCCTTTTACCTTAGATCATATTGATGAAGTCATTGAAAATCTAAGTAAAGAAAATGTTAAAGAGCTTGTTCTACTGGGTTATACCGATGTTCGAAAGGCTCTTATTAATATGCACGAAAGTTCTGAGTGTTATTTGTGCAGAAAAAATAATGAAGATTTTATTATGATTGGTGGTCTTTGGTTTGCTGAAGATCAAGAATGCCCTCAAATGTTTGCAATGTTTTCTAATAAAATTAAAGAAAACTTTATTGCTATGGCTAGAGGATCTATAATGTTTGTTAATTACTTTGATCAGTTTCATAGTGGCTTATCTATGACAATACTTAAGGAATATGAGTTCATTACAGACTGGGCAGCATGGCTAGGCTTCGAAGTAGTAGGTGTAATAAACAATGATGAAATTGAATATGTTGATTTTGTGCGTTGCAATCCAAATCAAAAAGATGTTTATGATTGCACATCGCAGCCCGTAATACACTGAAAGGCCCGAAAGGATACCCTTGCTGATGTGAAAGAGCGGATACCTGTTAGTAACCGTAACTTCAATAAGGAACTAATAAATGGCTAATACAATTGACACAGCCTTTATCAAACAGTTCGAGACAGAAGTTCACATGGCATATCAGCGTATGGGTTCTAAGCTACGGAACACAGTGCGGACTGCTAATGTAACTGGATCGACTGTTAGATTTCAGAAGATTGGTACTGCGGAAGCAACTACTAAATCTCGTAATGGTAATGTAACTCCAATGGAACTTGCACATACCACTGTAGAAGCAACAATGGCTGACTTCTACGCTGCTGAGTACATCGATAAGTTAGATGAACTCAAAATCAACATCAACGAGCGTCAAGCTGTAGCTCAATCTGCTGCTGCTGCTCTGGGTCGTAAGACTGATAGCTTACTAATTACAGCTATGGATGCTGGTGCTAACTCAACTCAAATCCATGATACAAGTTCTGCTGTTGAAAAAGCAGATCTATTATCTGTATTTGAAACATTTGGAACAGCTAATCTTCCTGAGGATGGACAGCGTTATATTGCTATGCATCCAAAAGGTTTTGCTGACTTGTTCTTGATTACAGAGTTTGCATCATCTGACTTTGTTGGTGATCAAAACCTACCGTATGCTGGTGGTATGACAATGAAAGAGTTCTTAGGCTTTAAGATCTTTTCAACGTCTGCTGTCGCAGCTGGTAAAAGTATGTGCTATCACACAACCTCTGTTGGCTTGGGTATCAATTCTGATGTTCAAACTGAAGTCAACTACGTTGCTGAGAAAGTATCTCATCTTGCAACATCTATGATGTCTATGGGTGCTGTTGTTATTGATGACAACGGTATCTATGAACTATTAGACAATAACTAGGAGGGTTAGAAAATGGCTTATAGTGCAACTGGACTAACTCGTATTGGTGGTGATTCAAATGGTAGCCTATGGAGATATGCTACCGTTGATGCAATTGCTACTGTAAACACGGCTGGTTACTTTAACAGCGCAGCAAATATGCTTGCTGTTCGTGACTTGATTATGGTGCATGATACTAATGCTCCAACAACAAGTTTTGTAACTGTGTTAAGTAATACTGGTTCTGTTGTTGACGTATCTGATGGTACGGCAGTAGCAGAAACAGACTCTGACTAAGGGGTGGGGGCTTCGGCCCCCATACTGCTATGCCTGATTATGCAAACACATCAATAAAAATTTGCTCTCGAGCATCGATGTTAATCGGTGGAGATCCTATCCAATCTTTTACAGACGGAACTACTGAGTCTGATATAGCTGATGCGGTATATGAAGATATTGCTAGAGCTGCTTTAACAAGCAGTCGTTGGCGTTTTGCTACTAGACAATTTCAATTAAACAGAGTGGCTGAAGATCCAATAGCAAGATGGAGTTCTACATATCAATTACCATCTGACTCATTAATGATTAATGCGGTTACTGTTCAAGATAGTCCAATCGAATATAATATATATGAAGATAAGATTTATAATAATGCAAACCTCAGCGATGAGGTTATTGCAGATTATATTTATAGAGCAAGCGAATCAACATGGGCTCCATATTTTACTCTTGGTGTTCAATTCTCAGTGGCTTCTGTCTTTGCTGTTTCATTAGCAAGGGATGCTTCTTTGTCTGCTGCTATGGATCAACAGGCAAATATTCAGTTAATAAAAGCTAGGAGATTAGATTCTCAAGCTCAAACAACTAAGAAGCTTAATACGAAAAGGTTTATATCTGAAAGGCGCAGCTAATGCAAAAGATTCGCGTTCCGCAAAATAGTTTCCAATTTGGTGAAATTAGCGATTCTCTTGTAATGAGAACTGATACTGGAGTTTACACTGGGTCAGCTCAAAAGGTTGAGAACATGATTGTTACTGCTGAAGGTAGTGCAAAGAAACGCCAAGGCTTGAAACATATATATGATTACTCAATATCATATGATGCTAATAACACAGATCAATCTCGTCTTTTTCCATTTATATTTGATAGTAATGAGCAATACATCATATCAATAGAACACGCTAAAGTAAGATGCTTTAGAGTTGTAGATGCTGATACTATTACTTTGGTTGCTACATTAACTGCTGATGCTAGTAGTGCAGCCTTACCTTTTGATAAACAATACCTTCATCAAATTACTACTGCACAAATGGGTGATGTTATGTTTATTTGCCATCCATTGTTTGCTCCCAGACTTTTAGCTAGAACAAGTCTTACAGCTTTTAATATTAGCACCTATACGTTTGATACTAGATCAGACAATAAAAAAACCTATCAACCATATTCGAGATACCAAGGCTCAGGAACAACATTAACCCCAGCATCTACTAGTGGCTCAAATATAGTTGTTACAACAAGCTCAGCTTACTTTGATATAACAGGAAGTCAAAGCGGTGGTAATTATGCTGACTCATTACACGTTGGTGTAAAAATTAGATACAGTGGAAATGAAGCACAGATAGTAAGTGTGCAGTCTACAACTCAAGCTAAAGTTAACATTAGTGACAATTTTAACAGACGAATGATTGTAAATAACCCCCTTAGAACTAAGCTTGGATTTCCAGTAATTGAAGTAACTATGATTAATCATGGCCTTTCTATTACTGGTGGAAATTTTACACTCTCTGGTTGCGATACAGTTGGAGGCATTGCTGCATCAAACTTAAATATTACAACATCTATTACCACTATTATTGATGAAAACACTTTTACTTTTAATGCTAATGCTAACGCTACATCTTCAGCAGATGGTGGTGGGTTCCCTACATTTGTTGGCGCAGTTTCGAATAGTGATTGGGATGAACAAGCTTGGTCAGCTAAACGCGGATACCCTGCTGCTGTAGCTTTCCATGAGAATAGATTAGTTTTTGCTGGCACTATTGCAGAACCAGATTCTATTTTTATGAGTAAGATAGGTCAGTACTTTAATCACGATACTGGTGATGCTTTAGATAATGAAGCTATTCATTTAACAGCGGCAACTGGTGATGTGCATGAAATACGTCATTTAGTTTCTAGTAGAGATCTTCAAGTGTTTGCTGGAACTGGAGAGCTATATGTTCCGACGTTCCTTAATCAAAGCATTACGCCAACAAATGCACAGATCCGTGAGCAAACGCCTTATGGATCTAGCTTTGCACAACCAGCCTTAATAGACGGAGCAACTATATTTGCTCAAGCAAGTGGTAGAATAATTAGAGAATATTTATTTACAGATAATGAAGATGCCTATGCTTCTACAGCAATATCAACAATATCTTCTCATTTAATTAACAGTCCTAAATATATTTCTGTTGTTCATAGTGGTTTTGATCAGCCAGATTCTTATGCGGTAATGTCTATGACAGATGGAGATGCAGCAGTATTTACATCTAATAGAGCAGAGAAAAGAGCTTCTTGGACTGAGTTCACAACCAATGGTCGGTTTGATTCTGTCATTGCTATAGATGATAGACTGTTTGCAAATATCTATGATGCAAATAATAAATTAAAACTTTGTGAGTTTAAGGGGGATATTGGTTTAGATTCCTATATTTATGGAGCAATATCTTCTAATGCTATTACTGTTAGTTCTGCGTATGCAAATGGAGTAACTGTTGATGTCATAGCTACTAATGGAACAGACAATGATTATCTTGGGGAGTTTACTGTAGCTGCTGGTGCTGTTAGTTTATTAGCTTTTTCTACTGCTGGATATACACACGCATATGTTGGTAAGAAGTTTACATCAAAGATAATATCTAATCCAATAGATGCTTCTGGTGCTGCTGGCCCACTAACAGGAAGTCTTCGAGGCATTACTAATGTTGTTGTGGATATGAAAAATACCAGATCTATAAAGGTAAATAGTAAACCAGTAAATATAAGTACATCGTTTACTGGTAAGAAAGAAGTTAGATTGATTGGATACAACAGAGATCCTAAAGTAACAATAGAACAAGACAATCCGTTATCTATGCAAGTTAATGGATTTATTACGGAGGTAATTATTTAATGGATCCTTTTACCTTATTAGCTTTTGGAAGCAAGGTTGTTCAAGCTGGTGCTATGGCTAGTGCTGGTAGAGCAGCAAAGCAAGGTGCTGAGCTAGATGCTTTTAATACTGAGACTGAAAAAAAACGCAGTAATGTTTCTGCATTGCAACGCCATAATGATAGGTTAGAACTTTATCGCAATAATCTTTCAGCAAACTTAGCATCTTTTCGAGGTAGAGATGATTCTTCTGTTAAAGCTTTTTTAGATAAACAAAGAGAAGTAGCATTAGAAGATACATCAAGATCTGATTTAATGGGGATGTTTGAGCAAGCTAAACTTCAGCAACAAGCTACAACTATAAGAGTTGAAGGAAGGGCTAAACAAAAAGCTGCAAATATAAAAGCATTTACTACTTTGATGAGTGGTATGATGGAATTTCAAGAGACTCGGTAGGTAAAGCAATGGCTCCTAAAAAAGAAACAAGACAGTTTAAAGTTGGCACAATTGGCGTTGCTCGATCTTCTAGGGCTGGTGTTATAACTGGTGAGGCTGTTGCTGAATCAGCTAATATTTTAAATGCACAGTTTTATAAACGTGCCGCTGAAAATGCAGAACGCAGAGGCGTTGAGTCTGTAGGAAAATTAACTGATCAAGAAGTTCTTGCACTTGATC